TACGGTCCGAACTCGGCAAACACCTCGGCTCACGAGAACGACCTATTCAACTTCGATTCGAGCGACGACATCAACTTCCAATTCGGGATGCAGTGCACGAAATGCACGACCCCCTCGGCAGTGTGGGATATAGGCGGGACTACTAGAGCTGTTTCGCAATTGGTGTAGACCGGAACGATAGGCCTTTTCGTGGTTTTCTTCCAAGGAAAACCACTCCTCACGAACTTTTTGGGACCACAGTAATTGCGAAACCGCTCTAACGTGCCGTGGACGGCCACCGGGGTCACGCAGGAGTTTGCCGCAAACGAATGGCACCATATCGTCAAAGAGGACCACTGGGTTCTTTCGGAACTCACCACGAAACCGTGCAGTGGTTTTCCGTGCCTTTATTGGACAAAGCTCATACTCGATGGGAATCCGCATAATTTGCAGCAAGGCGGTGCTTGCGGACAGACTTCGTCCTCACCTTATAAAAACGGCTGCACGTTCAAGGCGGACACTTTGGAGGCTGGCTTTGGGTCCCTGGTAGCCAACCAGTTCCAGATCGACGGAGGACCCGTCAGCTCGCCGGTGTCACTCAACGATACTTTGGATCAAGCGACCTTCACGGCCTTCTACGACCCCTCCGCCCCATCCACGGCCGCGTTCACGATCAGTCCGCTTACGGCCAACCTGCCCCTCACGGTGACTGCTGCAGCGCCCACGCTGACCAGCGTCACGCTCACCGCGGCCGGAGGGGCAACTTCGATGGTTGTGGGCGGGACGCTGCAATTCACAGCCTTCTGCCACTACTCTGATGGCTCGGCCACGAATTGCCAAGTAGCTGACACACACGGCAACGCAGTTACTTCGTGGGTCACGTCCGACCCGTCGCAGGCTGCGGTCGGCGCAGTGGGCTCAGCTAACCCAGGCCTCGTGACCGCGGTGGGAGCCGGGGCGCCGAGTATCCAGGCATACGTCGGCGCGATACAAAGCGCGGCCTACGGGCTGACCATCTCCAGTCCCGCGGTAACGCTCACGGCAGTGTCGCTGGCGACTACCGGCGGGGTCACGGGCCTGTTTGTCGGCAGCACCAATCAGCTCATCGCCACCTGCGTTTATTCGGATTCATCGACGACCAACTGCACGGCTGCCGACAGCCACGGGAATAAGGCTTCGACCTATGCCAGCTCGAGCACTGGCCACGCGACGGTGAACGCGAGCACCGGCCTGGTCACTGGCGTGGGCGCGGGCACGACGAATCTGACGGCCCACGCCGGCAGCTTTACCAGCACAGCGATCACGCTCACGGTACTGGCGGTACCGACAGGCTTATACACGATCACCATTACGGGCCCGGTTACTTTCAGTGGATCGGTCAAATTCTGATGGCGACTGCAAAAGGCAACTTGGCGACACGGCGGACGATCGATGCTCAAATCCTTGAGCAATTGGCGGAGGTGAAGGGCAAGGTGGACGAGAGCCTGGAACAGGGCCGTGAAAATGGCAACGAACTGAAGATGCTTCGCCGGGAGCTGGGGCTGGATGGGCAACATGGACGCTTGCCCATCGTGGAGGCGACGCTGATCCGCCACGAGGTGCGCATGGAAAAGAGCGAGGCGCGCATCGACAAGCTGGAAATCGGCAATAGCGAAGCGAATGGCAAGGCAAAGCTTGTCGCCACCTCCCTGGCGCTACTGGGAGGCGGAGCAGGCGGCGCACTGATTGCACTGTTGGCCCGCTTGCTCGGAGTGCATTAGATGGCAAATGTGAATGCAGCAATCGACTACGTGCTGAGCTGGGAAGACGCGACGCTCTCGGGCGTGATTACGACGGCACCGGATGGCAAGCGGACCCGGTTCGGGATCGATGAGCACTGGCATCCGGAGCTGACCAATTGCCTCTATTTCAGCTCGATGGGCCAACTGGCAGCGCTGCAGATTGCCAAGGGGATTTACGATATCAGCTATTGCCAGCCTCTATGTATCGTCGAGATCGCCAATCAGGAGATCGCCAACAAGCTGCTGTCACTGGGGGTGAATGTCGGAGTGGTGAACGCAGCGAAGATGTTGCAGGATGCAGTGACTGTGGTGGGCGACGGCCGCATCGGGCCGCTGACCCTGCACGCGCTTGATCTGGCGGATCCGCAGAAAGTGCTCGAGGATCTGCGGGGAGAAGCGGAGAACTACTACGACGCATTGACAGCAAAGAATCCAAACCTGGCCGTGTACCGGGCGGGCTGGCTACGGAGAGCAGCGGCGTGAGAGCGCGCATCTTCGTCACCGTGCTCTTGATAATCGCAACTACCGCCATGGCACAGGAGACAGGTAGGGCATGGGTGTACACATGCACACAGTAAGACGCTGCCGTCCATGGGCGGTTCTCCTTTTGGCCCTCTCGACGTTGCCATTTTGCGACCGCGTCCAAGCGCAGAATATCGAAGGTCAAATCGTCGCCGCGCAGTTCGGCGAGTTCCAGGTGCCCGCGGTGGGTGACGGTTTCAAGTTCCCGCCAGCGACCTGTCAGGTAAGCGGAGGCGGCCGGAACTTCAATGCATTTGCTATGGGCGCCCCAATCAAGATCGTCGATAGCGATCCGAGCCTGACCGAGATCGCAACTCCAGTCGCAGTGTTTATCGACTCTTGCGCTGTCAGTCTGCCGACCGTGCATAGCCATGAGTCGTTCTATCTTACTTCGGGAACCGGCGGCCTGCAGGAGGCGATTACCAACGGGATCGACCGCGGCGGCGGGCCGAATACCATCATCCTGAATGCGGAATGGTACACGCTCGTTGCCCCATCGAGCCCGTCTGCGGTCATCGCTTCGGTACACGGCAATACCACCCTTGGCCTGGTGGATGTCACCACCACGCCATACACCTCTTATGCCTGGAACGGCTCAAGTTATGTGGCCACTAGTGCTGGCGGTGGGGCGACTACTCCGGCAACCACTGCGCTACTAAAAGGAAGTGGCAGCGTAAACGGAGTGGTGGCGGCCACGCCGGGCACGGACTTCATCACTCCGAATCCAGGCGGCACGGGTCAGATCATCGCCGAGACCGGGGGGCGGTCCTGGGGGTCACCAACCTAAACAATAACTTCTATGTTTCGGGCTTCCCTTCCAACGGCTGCACGGTCAACTCGATTACTTACACCACGCAGCTCGAGTGCGCCTGGTGGACGGCCAAGGCTTATGCCGAGGCCAACTTCGCCATGGTCACGCTCTACATGGGGTACGGTTACTACAACATCAACGCTCCCCTCGTGCTGCCTATACAGGCATTCACGAGCGTAAGCCTGATCGGCGCGGGCTATCAGGGATCGACCATCGTCGCGAACGCTGTTATGACCGACGCGATGATCTACAAGAATGAGACCGCTGGAGGCGGAACGCTGCCGAACGCCACTTTCCGGGACTTTAAGATGATTGCGAATGATGAGGCGCAGGGCTGCATGAGGCTCTGGGGGCTACAGGAGCCAGTAATCGAGAACGTGAACTGCGACAACGTTCCCAACGGCGCGCCGTTTTTGTATCAGTTTGGTGAGCCCAGCAATTATGGACAGGGTTGGATTTTCCAGCTCATGGGCAAAAACATCATCGGCGGCAACTCGGTCACCAACCCAACCACCAGGGCGACGGTTACGGCCACCTTGAGCGGCGGCAGCACAGGCAACATCACCGGCTATGTGGTCGCGAATGGCGGCTCAGGGTACGGCACGCCAAGCGCCGAGCAGGTGCTCTATGTCAACGTGCTGGGGAATCAAAACGGGACCAGCGATCAGCCCTGCGCGGTCATGCCGACCAACCTGGCCGCCACGCAGAGCGGCGGGGTCATTCAGACGGTGACGGGGACCGGTGGTACAGGTTGCTCCGGGACCATCACAGTGCAAGTTGTCCCAATGGCCAACATTGCCGTAGGCATCGACGATTGGTCTTCGGACTCAACCTTGGATGATGCTGACGTGGGCTCGACGATCATCGGGATCATTCAACACAGCGGAGATACGACTTACAAGCACGCTCACCCCACGGGCACTAATATCGGCATCCAGAACGCCGGCGGCACGAACAACATCTACAAAGACACCGAGATAGATACGAACTATAAGTGGGGCTTCGATATGCAGGGCGGCGCGAATAGCTCCGAGATCGAAGGAACCCACGACTTCGGAGACGATCCGTCCGGGTTCAACATGTTCCACCTGTCGAGCACTGCCACGGTGCAGTTTGGCGCCCAGACGGATTTGTGCGTAGCCTCACCCTCGCCGGTTGACTATCATGAATTTCTGATGCCCTATGGCACCTATGAGGTAGCTGGGTATCTGCCAGCGGGGTCGAGCATCGCGCCGAACGACACCGTTTGCTCAAACCTGGGATCGATCTTCATGCAGCCGGTCACGATCGGAGGTCCTGGACATACCAGCCCGTTGCTGGTGAATGGAAACGCGGCCGTCACGGGCACTACTACGCTAGGACCTACTTTTACCGGAGCACTGCAAACCAGTGGGACTCTCAATGCTGGACCAGTTGGAACTGCTACAGCATTGGCAAACTTTGCTTTTAATGCTCTTGTTGCTTCTGATAGCTATTGGACTGGGTCCGTACCAACCTATACGACTTTTGGTTGGAATATCGCACCTGGCAGCGGGAGCAATCCATTCACGTATGCGTACCTCGGATTTGGTAACTGCCCCAGTGGCGGGTGCCAGCTCCAAATTCAACCTAACGTTTACTTCGACGGTTCGGTACAGTTTTCATCACCTACTCAGTTTCCAGGGTCTACCTCAATTGACGCAAATGGCCTAGTCGGCGCACCGTCCTACGCGGTTACTGGCACAACCTTTACAGCAAGTGGCTGTGGAACAGTGACCAACCGTCTCGGAGGCGCAACAGCCGGGTCGTTTCATTCGGCGACGAGCGGAACTTGCACGGTAGTCGTGACTATGGGCAATTCCGTCACCGCAACCAACGGCTTCGCTTGTGGCCGGCCAAATGACCTCACCACGAATAGCGATTCAAGCAGTTGGAGTCAGACCGCGACCAGCACCACCACGGTCACCCTGTCAGGCACTTCGGTTGCAGGCGATGTCATTAGCTTTGCCTGTACGCCCTACTAAAAGAGAGGAGGACGGAATCATGAACAATCTCAAGCTATGGATTCACGGCTTGGCGGCGGCGGCTATCTCAGCCTTTGCCTCGGCGGCTAGCGGCGCAATCGCCCTGCCTAGCGTATTCACGTTCGACAAGGCAGGGTTTTTCAATATGGTCAAGCTGGCTACTGTACCGGCTTTGCTGGCAGTATTTGCTTACCTGAAAAGTAGTCCGCTACCGACGTTGACCCCTACGACCATGGTTAAAGGTCAATAACGGGTAGTGCTTCCGCACGAAAGCACCGAAAATTGACCTAAATCTTCCGACATACTCTACGATTCTTCCTCTACAGCACAAACCCATAAGGAGAGTTCCCATGGCATTTACCTGGCAGTCAGCCGGGCACGCATTCGCGTCCCTATTTAAAGATGTAGTCACTGTTTCGAAGAAGGTGGTCACGGTCCTCGGCGGTCTACAGAACGAAGAAAAGCTTATTGAGTCGCTGACTTCGCTGGTGAGTCCGCAGGCCGCGGCGGTGGAACAGATTGCTTTCGGCGCGCTGGGCGAGCTGGTTGCAGCCGTGCAAGCGACCGAGACGGCGGCGGGCGCCAACGGGGTCAACGTCGCCTTCGATGCTTCTGTCGTGGCCGAAGTCAAGAAACTGATCGCCGAGTTCCCTGAGGTTATCGCCCAGGTCGAGGCGGCGTTCGGCAAAATCAAGTAAATCATTCCAATCTTAAATGGGGTACCCAATGGCCCTCCGGCTCTCGTGCCTGATCCACGGTGTGATGCTGCTGCTTGTCTCGGGATGCACCGCGCATCGGCCCGTCGCCGTGCGCGTCCTCCCCGATGCTGAGATTTCAGACGCCAAAGAGTTCGTGGTTGCGGTGGCAGACAAGATGCCGATGTGGGACGCCGACGCCATCTCGAGATACGAACAGGTGGAGATCGCAACGGTCAAGGCCGATATCGCGATGGCGCAACAGGACGACGAGAAAAGCGCATTTCTCGATGATGTGACCAAGCTACAAGACGACTGGGATGCGCTGGTCGCGCTCGACGACATGCTAAAGAAGGAGTCGCTCATATGAGCAGCAAACACTGGATCGAAAGGGGGATCAAGAAACCCGGAACCTTCAAGGCGCTGGCCCAACGCGCCGGCGAGAATACGGCAGAATTCGCCAGTGAGCACGAGGACGCTGGGGGCAAGACTGGCAAGCGCGCGAGGCTGGCCGAGACACTGATGAAGATGCAGAAAGAGAAAGGCTGACCATGGCCCACACACGATTGATTACGCTAAACGGCAGTGCCGGCGCGTTTGTTGCCGTCTCCGCAACCCAAGTGACCCGCCGGGTTGAGATCATCGAAGACGGCAGCGCGAATGGCGGGACTGGCCAGGGCATCGCGTACCAGTTCAACGATGGCTCAGCCACGCCCTTCACCACTACATACACGATTGAGCCACAGTCCGAGCCGATTGTGCTTGGCACGCCGGTCCCGCAAGGCGGAGGATATGGGATGGTGCTCGGTACGCCGCCGGATAACTCGGGAGGATACACGATCGCAGCGACACTGCTAATCAACCTAAGGTCGGCGAGCACGAACACGACGATCGTCCGCGTGACGGAATTCGACTAAGGCAATCACTCACTTTATGAAGAAAGTACTGTTGGTTGTTCTGGCCCTCGTTCCGTGCTTCACCCGCGTACAGGCGCAGAACGCTGAAGGCCAAATCATCGCCGCGCAGTACGGCGAATTCAAGGTACCTGGCACCACGATCGGAGGGTTTGCCTTTCTGCCTGCGACTTGCCAGGTTACTGGCGGGGGGAAGAGCTTCTCCGCCTTCGCGACAGGGACGCCGATCAAGATTGTTGACGGCAACCCGAGCCTCACCGAAATTGCCACGCCGAGTTCGGTGTACATCAACGTCTGCTCGGTCAACATGGCGACGGCGAATGTCCACGCGCCGCCTTACTACCTCACTTCGGGGACAGGTGGGCTGCAAGAGGCGATTACCGCCAACCAGACGAATAACGGCATCAACTCGATCATCCTCAACTGGGAGTGGTACCAGGAGGTGCTGCCAGGCAATGCGGCGAATGTCATTGCGTCCGTGCATGGTATCGCATCGCTGGGGCTGGTGGATGTGACCACCACGCCATACACCTATTACACCTGGACCGGGTCGCAGTATACGGTTAACAATCCGACGGCCGGCAGCGTTAATTACAACCAGGGTGGAACCGGCGCGGTGACGCGCAGCAGCACCGCGAAGTGGCAAGACTCTATATCAATCAAGGACTTTGGTGCGTTGGGCAACGGCTCGTCCATGGCGGCCGACACGGCGGGTTTGCAGAATGCCGTCGCCGCGGCCAACGTCCAAGGCAAAGCGGTCTACATCCCGGCCGGCAATTACCTGCTCAACAACAGCGGCGGCCCGGTTATTTCAGGGGCGAACAACATAGTTATTTGGGGCGATGGGCCATCGTCTTCCCTTGCCTGCCAGACCACTGGAGGTCCGGACTGCATCGCGTCGACGGGCGCGACCGGCTTTGGCCTGCAGAATCTTTCTATTGCCTTTGGACCGGCAGCCACGGAACGGTCCAGCGGCTACGCAGTGGACATCGAGACGTGCAACACTTGTACCCTCGACGGGGTCTCGCTGAACAATGGCGACCTGAGCGGCCTCAGACTGGCGAGCTCGGTGCATAGCTCGATCCACAACCTGCAAGTCTCGAACTTCTTCGCCAACGGCACCTTCCTGGTTAACGACCAGGACCTGCGCGTAGACGGTCTGGCCTGCGCAAACAACGATGATGCGTGCTTCGAAACCTCATGGTATGACTCGGAGTATGCGGCGCACTCGGTTCCCTGCCAGGACATCACGGCCACCAACATCACCAGTGCTAATGATCTTGAGGCGGTCCTCGTCAACTCCTGCAATAACGTCACCGTGACGGGTTTCTCCGCGGTGGGCAGCGCCAAGGAAGCAGTCTTTGTCGGTCAGGATCCAACCACGACCACTGCACACTGGCCAGACCGGGTGAGCATCTCGAACGGATCCATCTACGGGTCCGGATACGGCAGCAACCCGCTCAACTCCGCCGCCGCGCAGGCGCTCTACATCAACGTAGGCACCAGCCCGGGCAGCTTCATCTCGCACCTCGCCTTTTCTAACATCGTGGCCACGCACATCAGCTCCTGGGGCTTGCAGATGGCGGAGCTGCAAAACGACGATGTGCAGGCAAGCAACCTGACATTTAATGACATTGGTAATGGAAACTCGGCTGGTTGCGTGCAGACAGAAGGCAACCAGGTCAACCTCGACAATATCGCCTGCTCGAACATCGGCACTTACGCCTTTTATGACGCCGATACCAACCGGCTCACAGGCACGGGCTGGACGGCGAGTGGCTCCAATCAGGTGGGCGCCGGGACGGAGGCGGTCTTTCTGTCACCCACTGCCGTCGGATTTGTAAACGTAAACGGCATTTCACTGAACGACACCAACAGCAGCGTTTTTTCCAGCGCGGTCTACGATGACACGACCACGGGCGATCACATCCTGGTCAACATCAAGAGCTCGGGCATCGTGGCCCCCACTGGGCCGACCAGTGCAAACCAAGGTACGACGTACACCTACGCCGACCCAACCCACTCCTGGATATTTAGGAACGGCGGGATGATTATGTCGTTTCTTCCGCCCGACGTGTACCTGCTGCCCACCGCCGGCGCGACCTCGGAGTCTTATGTCAACGGATCCACCTTCTGGTGGCAGAGCAAGTGCTGGACAAGTTCGCAGCAAACCGAGAGCGTTGCCTGGCTCGACCTCTATCCCACGTTGAGCACCGAGTCTTTTGCCTTCGCGCACACCGGAGGCTGCGGGTTTCCTATCACGCTCGATGTGACTGCGGCGGCTTCAATGCTGGGCAACATCTTCACCGGCACCATCATCAGCGGCCAACACTTCAGTGGCCTAACCAGCTCGGCACCAACGGCAGCGGCCGGGGCCGGCGCCGGGACGGGTCCCACAATTTCGCTCAACGCGAACTCAAATGACCTGTCTGGCTATCTCAGCGTCACCACCGGATCTTCGCCAACTGCAAGCGCAATCGTAGCAACGCTCACCTATGGCACGGCATACGCAACGCTGCCCAAGTGCTTGCTCGCGCCCGCAAACGCAGCCGCCTCCGCGCTTAGCGGCGCTGCCAACGTTTACATCCCGCTGACTTCATCCGAGTCGGCCTTCACTGTCAACTCAAACACGACTGCTCTTGCCGCATCGACGCTTTACACCTGGGGGTACACATGCACGCAGTAAGGCGCCGCTGTCAATACGCGGTTTTGCTCTCTCTGGTGGCCGGCATCGCCATGGCGCAGCAGACAGGGACCAATGGCGTGCCCGGAACCTCCTCGGTCCATGTTGGCGTTCGCGCTGCCGCGATCCCCACCATTGCGGCCGGCGCGGGAGCCGGCACCGCGCCCGGCGCGGTAACCATCGTCGCCGGGTCAACCGATCTGTCCGGGACCATCACCATCGGCACCGGGACGTCGCCGACGGCCTTCGGAATCGTCGCGACCATCACGTTCAATGTGCCTTATACCGGCCCCGTCCCGCATTGCATTCTTTATCCGGTCACCACCAACGCTGCAGAGTTAGGGGCTGGGCCGGTCTTTTTGCCGCTGAGCGGCATCACCCTGACCGGGTTCAACATAAATTCCACCACCCCCGCTTTGGCCGCATCGACGACCTACTCATGGGAATACATCTGCACGCAGTAAAGATGGTGGGTGATTCCCGATGAGGCTGCCTTGGATATCCCGCTCTTCGCACGAGGAGATGATGGGCCTGGTGACTACGCAAGTGGACGAGCTGACGCACGAGCGGAGGCTGCTACTCGATCGCCTGGCAACCCTTGGGCTGGGTGGACCTCTCTTCAACTCGCCCTCCTGGCCCGATTCCTCAGAGAACACGGCGGGGAATGCGGCGGAGGAGGCGGAGCCAATTGACCCGGAAGCGGAAGAGATGGAGAAGTTGATGAACCTTCGCCGCCGGCCGTCGAAACTGGCCGACGCGCTCACCCGCAAGGCTTATCGGGACTACAACCGGGTGCAGGCTGGGCCCAGCGTCAAGTGGATACCGAAGGCCGAAGCCCCGAAAGCCCAGGCCGCCAAGCTTGACACCATGACCAAGGCGCTCGACGAAGCGGAAGCATTAGGAAAGAAACAGGCGTAAATGGCCACATACCCCGGCGTTGCAATTACCCAGAGTTCGCAGACGCAAGTACCCCAAACCCAGCGAGGGATGGAGCATACGCCGTCGGACCCCATGCAGGGCAAAGCAGATGAGCCGCAGAATAGCGCGCAGCTCAGCGAAGAAGACCAACAGCGGTTGCTCGCACTGGTGCGTAGTTATAAAGACCAGTGGTCGCAGGACCGCATGGTGCTGATGCAACGGTGCCTGGAAAACCTGGAGTTCTTCAAGGGCAATCAATTCATCTCCTTCGGTCCGGGTGAGTCAGAGTTTTTCAATGCGGTCGACTGGATGAACCAGGGCGAACATTCACAGGACTCCGACGATAAGGATCTCTATCAGTATTGCAATAACTTTTACCAGATGCTGGCGACCGGTTTTGTGGCGGCGCTTGCTCCGCAGGTTCCAAAATCCAAATGGATGCCGGAGGACGCCGAGCAGCTCTCCGATGTGACGACCGCCAAGGCGGCACAGACGCTAATCGGCATCATCGAGCAGCAGAACCGGGAACAGTCGCTGCTCAAGCAACAGTTGCTGTATCTCTACACGACGGGAGCGGTCTTTCGTCATACCCGCTACGTAGTGGATGCGGAGCGCGCAGGCACCTCGCGAGAGCCCGTCTTCAATGAGACGGAGACGCAGTTGGCGCCCGATCGTTACCACTGCTTCCATTGCGGCGCGACTTCGCCTGCGGATGCGATGCCTGTGGGTAGGCACAGTTGCCAGCAGTGCCTGCGACCGCTGGGCGACGACTCGTTCTTCCCTGCTGAGTATGGGCCAGTGATTCAGAAGGTGGGCGAGGAGGAAGTGCCCAACGGCATGGTGGCGCAGAACCTCTACAGCCCGCTCGAGGTGGACTGCGACCCGGCGGCGAATAACCTGCGGCAGACGCCGATTCTCAACCTCGAGGTCGAGGTTCACGTGGGAGCACTGCGGGCGGCGTATCCCGATATGTACGACCAGATCGCGGCGAGCGCGACCAGTGAGCTGTCGGCCAACGGAAGCATCGACCGTATTGCCAGGCAGCAGGTGTATTCGCAGACGGGGGCGTCCTCGAGCATCCTGCAGGACCAGCGCCCGACGCTGTCGCGGACGTGGATTCAGCCCTGGGCCTTCGATCTGGAGGATGACCGGGAGTTCGGCGAACGGATGCGGGCGACGTATCCCAATGGCCTGCTGCTGGTGAATACCGGCGCCACTTTCCTTTCGGCACGCGAAGCCTCGCTGACCAAGGAGTGGACCTGGGCGGGCACGCATGAGGGATTCGGCCTGTTTCCGCCGTCGATCGGCGACATTGTTGTGCCCTTTCAAAAGCGTTACAACGATATGGCCAACATCCTGCATGAGTTCATGGACCGCTGCTCCTCGGGAGTGACGCTGGCCAATGCAGACCTGATCGACACCAAGTCGATGCAGGGCAAGCCGATGCTGCCCGGGGTTCTGAACCTGGTGAAGCTGAAGCGGACAGGGGCTCCGGGCGCGGTCCGCATGGCCGATGCGCTCTACCAGTTCCAGTTCCAGATGCATGAAGAAGCCTTTAGCTACCTGGATAAGCTGGCCTACAACGCACAGATGTTCGCCGGCATTCCTCCGCAGGTGTATGGAGGCGCTGGCGACCCATCGGTCGAGACCTTTGGCGGGCAGCAACAGCAATTGAATTCGGCGCTGGGCAAGCTGAACATCTATTGGGAGAACCTGAAAGAGGAGCACGCGAAGGCTGATGAGCTGGCGGTGAATTGCGCCAAGGACAATCTGACCGCCGATATGCGGCAGGTAATCCTGGAGCGGGGCTCAGAGTTTCGCAATGATTACATCCGGCTCGACGATTTGCAGGGCAGCGTCCATGCGTACGCGGATACCGACCAGGGGCTTCCGGTCACCGCGGCCGAGCTGCGGCAGCGCTGGATGGATTTGATGCAGGCTGCGGCAAGCAATCCGCTGGCGCAGGCAATCTTCGACGATCCAACGAACCAGGAGCAGGCGGCGACGGCGTTGGGGGTTCCCAATATGGTGGTTCCGGGAGCTGCCATGCGGTCGAAGGTGTTGCAGATTATTGAGCGGCTGTTGGAGGCGGAGGCGGTGCCCGTGGTTGACCCGCGGACGGGACGGCCGACCGGGCAAGTGCGACCGACGATTCTTCCGGATAAAGCTATCGACGACTTCACGGTGCTGAAGCAGGTTGTGCGGCAGTATTGCCAGGAGAATTCAGATATTCCCGATGATAACCCCGCGGGTTGGCAGAATCTGTTGGCGTACTTCACGGCTGCGGTTGCCCTCGAGACTCAGCAGATGGCGGAGCTGGCACAGCAGAAGGCAGTGGTGGCGCAGGCTGGTTTGTTGAAGCCGCCTCTGCCGGTGGAGATCCCTCCGCACGAAATTGATGATGTGGTGAACACTATTGGCGGACTGATGCATCTTCCGCCGAAGGCCACCTCGGGGAATATTCAGGGGCAGGTGCAGGCGGCGAATGCGCTGATTAAGCTCGCAGATAAGCTGCAGGGTTAGTGGTTTCTATCGCCACAGCTCTGAGACGGTCGGCGATTAAAGCAACCGAAACCATCCTATTTTTCCCACGTACCCCGGATTTCCTGTCGAGGTTGGTGGCGTTGTCGAACCTCATGCGGCTTTCCTTAAAGAAAGCCGCACACGCGGCCCTGTCTGGTGCTGCGTAACAGGAAATCCGGGTATGCTGGGGCGAACGTGGGGCACCCGTCCTGCATTTACTAGTTTGCCGTAGCCGCCAGCGACCGCGGGTTGAGCGCTGTGGAATCCCACATCTCGCAAAACACGAGCGAGATGCCCGGATTTCCTGTACGCGGCTTCACCGATGGTCGCGTGTACGGCTTTCTGTAAGGAAAGCCGCATGAAGTTCGTTGACCTCACGAAGCCCCGCAGGAAATCCGGGGGTGTGGGGCACCCCACGATCCGTGGTCAGGGCAGATTGCCTGACTACCAGAAGGAAGACACAACCATGACTGAAGCTACCATCGCGGCTCCCGCTCCGGCGGCGGCACCTATTTCTGCGCCCTCTCCCGCACCTGCATCGGCTCCCGCACCTGCATCGGCTCCCGCGTCTACGCCTTCCACTCCTTCCTTTGGTGGATCGGTTCCAACCTCTACGGTCGATCCGGGCAAGTTTCCCATCCGCGAAGATTATGCCGCGGCGCTGCTCAAAGAAAAGCTGGCCGCGATTCCCACGGTTCAGGAGCAGCAGCCTGCTGTGCGTGATGAGCTGGTTGCCGTCGTGGACTCTACAACCGAGTTTGTCACGGACGAAGCTCCGGCCCCTGTAGCCGTCACGGATACAGACAGCGTCACGAAAGAAGTGCCGGCGATAACGGAAGAAGAGGATTTTCAGCTTGAGCTGGAGGCCATCGTAACGCCCGAAGTTCTGAGCCAGATGGTCACCGACAATCCCGAGTTCGGCAAGCTACTCGAGGCGGACGCCCGGCTCAAAGGTCAGCTTTACAAGACGGCACGCGAGGCAGCGGAGCTGAAACCCTACCGCGAAATCTTCCCCGACCTGGATTCGGCGAAGGCGGCCCAGGATTATTCTTCCACATGGATGGACGTGCGCGAGACCTTTCTCGGGTCGATTACCCGCGAAGGCACGATGGCCTCGCTCAGCAAGATCGCCGAACTCTCTTATCAGCGCGACGCCGACGGCAACGTTGTGATGCAGAACGGCAAGCCGGTCATCGGCGAAGACTTTTTTGGATTTGTCGACAACGTGGTGGGACTCGATCTCGAGCACCGCGCACAGGATGTAACAGCACGCCTCAAGGCGAACCAGTATCGCTCTGAGGAGGCACGCACGCGCGACCAACGCGTGAAAGACGCACTGGACGTCCTCAGGGAAGAATCCGCGGCTCCTTCCCCCGCGTTAGAGGCCCAACCAGACGCGCTGCGACGCAAGGCAGATGAGCTGGACCGGAGAGAACGCGCATTGAATGAGCGCCAGCACGGCGAGAAGGTGGAGGAGAGAAGGTCATTCGAAAGCGGATTGCAGACGGAAGCCCAAACGCGGATCCACGACGGCATCAGCAGGATCATTGCCAACGTGGAAAAGCAGGGTGGCGTCGTCAGTCCCTACTTGAAGAACATTCTCCCCAAAGCCATCGGCGCTAAGCTGATTCGCAAGATTCAGGCCAACCCGGCGCTGCAGGGCCAAATGCACTCACTCCAGCGGCTCCCCATCGGCGATGCGTCACGCCAACGCAGACTCGCGGCCATTGACCGGGCCGTGCAGCAGTATCTTCCCGACGTGGCGCGGGAAGAGCTGCGCGAGGCAGGGGTGCAGATCGCCAATGCCTCAGCAGCCAAACGCGCCAAGGTAGACGCCCAGATCGACAGCACGAAGAAGACCGAGCCCAAGGGATCGACCGGACCGGCCGGCGGTGGAAGCGCAACGATGACCTCAAGCGCAGCTTTTGACCACGCGCAGGCCGAGTGGCAACGAGCCAATCCAGGTAAGCCCTTCGACAAAGTGGCGAGGGAACTGATTCTTCCTCGCGTTCTGCAGCTGATGACATCTCGGTGAGGGATTCAGAATTAGCGCGGCGTCCACGCCGCAGATAAGGAATAGATTTCATGTCGAACATCATCGGCACCGCATCAACCACCCAGCAGCTGCAGCTTGAGGCCTTGAACGAGGTCATCAAGCTGCTCATCGAAAAGGAGGCCAAGCTCGACTCCCGCATCTCAGAGCGCGGCTCCATCACCCCGGTCTCGCTGCGCAGCTTTCGTCTGCGCTTCCAGACCGCGTTTCCCGGCAACGTCGCCCTGTTCAACCTGGACGGCGGCATTCTGCCCGCCGGCAACTTCTCGCAGTGGGATCAGGGCACTCTGACTCCGCTGGCGACCGTCATCCCGGTTGAGTATTCGCGTTTGGTTGACATCATCGGCGAAGGCGGACCGAAGGTGGTCTCAGAAAATCCGGTCACTAAGACGCTGGCGGACGTGGCTGTCCAGATGGCGAAGAATCGGGACCAGTTCCTGCAGCAGGCGGGTGACGGCAAAATCGGCCAGGTAGATCCCACGTATACCGGCGGCGGCGCCAACCCGATTATCCTCGCCTCACAACCATGGGGCGCACGCCTGGTGTCGCAGGGGCAGCAGGTACAGGTGATGTCCAACACCTACACCCTGCGCGGCACCTGCTACATCACCAACGTCAATAACAAGCTTGGCTCGGCCCAGTCCATTACCGTGGACGCGGTTCCTGCGGGCACCACCTCCGGCGACTTCATCATGGTTGCGGGCGTGGCGGCGACGACCCCGGTGTTTCTCTACGGTATTCCGTATTTTCATAACACTTCGACCACGGGCACCTATCTCGGCATCAACCGGACGCAGAATTACGTGGTGGCGAACGGTGTGGCTGCCGGCGGCGCTCCGCTGTCGCTTCCCATGCTGCGCGCGGCACTTAGCCGTGTGGAGCAGTCGCTGGGCACCGATGCGCTCAAGTCGCAGGTATGGCATGCGCATCCCTCCCAGATCCAGGCCTACGAGGAGATGGGCTTCGCCAAGCAGGAAATCCTGATGACCAACGGCAAGATGCCCGGCTTTGACGGACTCACCGCAAACGTAGGCCAGTTCACCATCGCCGGACGCGAGGTGATGCGGAACATCCACGCCGACCAGACACGCATCGACTTCATGGAGTTCGGTTCATGGCTCAAGGTCGTGTGGGGTAAGGCGCCGTTCTGGTTCAAGAACCGCAGCGGTCAGTGGGTGTTTCAGATCTATGATCCGGCGTCGGGTAACCCGACGGCGAACGAGGGATGCTACTACGTGGATGCTCGGCAATACGCGGTTGATAACCCCCAGGCGATCAGCTCCGTTACCGGCCTGAAGGTGCCTGTCTACAACTAACCAGTAAGTAAGTGCACTTAGCGAAGGGCTGAGACAACTCTCTCAGCCCTTTGTTTTTAGATGGTTCGTCGAGTATCCCAAGACCTAGGGGTTGAGGTTTGTGGAATCCCACCCTATCTCCCAACAAATAACGCTGGGAGATAGGATGGGGCACCCGTAGTTCCTCTGTAGAGACAGCGCTACAGCATTCGGCCCTTGGTTTATCAATGAAAGTGGATGTCCATTCCAAACGCACGACGTATCAAGGGTATAGCGAGCATTCCGAGCAAAAGGATGATCGCAGCAACGATCGCGAACCGTCTCAACATGAACCCATCGTACCCAAAACCCACTTGTCTGCCACCTGCTGAAACAACAAACCTTTTGGAGACTCCTGCGATGTCTTATGACAGCCCTTGCCCCGGTGGCACGGTTAACTTGCCCGACCCTGACTTCAAGATGGAAGCAGTGTTGGTATGTGACCGCTATTCCGACTTCCTACGCTGTACGCTGCCGGCCAACAAACATTTGTTCGACCGCATCGTGGTGGTCACCTCCGCGGAAGATCGCGATACGCAGCGCATTTGCGAGTTTCACCACGTCGAGTGCATCAAGACCGATGCGCTGAATTCGCGCTGGAACCGGTTCTGCAAGGGGGCGGGCATCAATGAGGGCCTAAGCCAGCTCGACCGGGATGCATGGGTGGTGCATCTTGACGCGGATATCTGGCTGCCACCGCAGACGCGCTTGTTGCTGCAGAATGCGAACCTCGACCCGGGCATGATCTATGGCATCGACCGGTTCTGCGTGAAGGGCTATGCACAATGGGACAGCTTTCTGGAGATGCCTGCACTGCAGCATGAATGCGATGCCTACGTTCACCTGAACGCCTTTCCCCTGGGCACGCGAGTCACCAGCAAGGACGGCGGGGGATATATTCCCATCGGGTTTTTTCAGATGTGGTGCCCGAAAGTCTCCGGTATTTGTGAATACCCGGTTGCGCACACCGACGCGGGACGCGGCGACATGGTGTTCGCCAAGACGTGGCCACGGGCAAAGCGCGGGTTAATCCCTGAGGTTGTGGGATACCACCTGGAGAGCACAGACGCGTCGATGTCAGCAAACTGGTACGGCAGGAAGACGGCACCCTTCACACACAGTGGCGGCCCAGCATGAGCCATATCGTACCCAGCGCCACGCAGCGGTTTCTTACTAACTACGGCGGCAAGAATCCTTTCGGTAAGCCGCGATGGAGACTGCTCGTTGGCAGCGACCGGCTGGTAAAGGAGTCGGGCGTTTACCGGGATTGGGCTCCAGGGCTCTCTACGGCGGAGAAGGGCGGATTGAACTTTGAAGCCACCCCACATGCGCCGGGCTGTAACTTCTCGCGCCATGACAACCGTCCGATCCGCGTGGTCACCGAGATGCGCGAGGTGAGGAAGTATCCCCACGCTCCCGGGTGGGTGCTGGAGAAGTGGTTCCCTACCTCAAGTTATGGCACGCAGGCGGAGTGGTATTCGTACAAGGCGGTCGACGGGTTTACTCCGATGCTGGGGCCGTATCCCGAATGTGGTGACTACGAGATGATCTTTGGACCGTGGCCCAAGGCGCCTACGACCGACACGCTGCAGGGTTTGATTGCGCAGTATAGTGCGGGCATTAACAACCGCCGCGGAAGCGCAGCGTCCAGGGCACAAGAGTACTTACTGCGGTTCCAGTATGAAGAAGAACAGGCGGAGGCGAAACGGAAGATCGAGTATGACGCCATGATGCGCGACCATATCTCGCCCTTGCACAGCAGCAGCCTCGCCGCAAGCCGTTGGAGGCAGGACCTGGCCCGCCGCACGGGAAATGCTAACGAGCATATTGGGATTCTCTAGGACAGGGTCGTGGAATCCGTACGGCATGGTATGCGGGTTGAGTACACCGCAGGTCCCGCCACTCCGCTACCCCGGATTTCCTGTCGGACTTAGTGAGATTAGCAGACTTCCTGCGGCTTTCCTTGAAGAAAGCCGCACACGGGTCCATCTTTGGTGCCGTGCGGTAGGAAATCCGGACCGCTCCGGTCGGGATGACAATTCTTTACTTAACTAAGGCACTCAAGGAGCTTGATCGATGGCAACAGTTGTTATTACTCCAGAAATGCAGCGAGCTAATGCGGAGGCACTGCTGGGCAAGGATCCCGGCAAGTTCCGTGACCCCGGCCAGCGCTGGACCGTCCAACGGTATGCCGAGATTCAGCGGCTGCTCAAACAGGCGGAAGCCGACAAGCCGGTCACCATCCTCAACCTGAATCCCTTTTCATTAAAGATCAATGGCGGTGTCTTTTTTCCAGAAGAGATTGCCCCTTGCCCTCCGGGCAAGCCTTACACCATCCACCTGATCCGGGAGACGCGTTGGGGCCATAAGGACCTGGGCTGCGATGCGCAGAACATGATGCAGATGGAGCCGGTACCGGCGATTCCGCTGGTCCTGGCGGCCGAATATATTCGCGAATACGTGCAGCAGGACGGCGGTTTCGGCGGTGTGCTCTGCTACGTCGGAGATCACGACCCGGCCAGCTTCAAGAAAGGCGCGATGATCCGTGTTCCCGAGGTTGCCTACAACGAGCGGGGAGAGTTTTATGTGGAGGTTCGCGAGCGCGACTTCCACGAGACGCTGGCGGCCATCCGGAAGAAGCGTAATTCGTCCATTCTGAACCGGCTGCAATCAGCCAATGCCTGGTACGAGAACGACTCGCAACGCATGAACGTGAACGACACCCATCGCGACATGGCGCGCCTGGCGGTCGAAGAAGGGCTGATTCCCGAATTGCCGCGCTGGGTCATGCAGGCCAACACGCTCACCGAAAAGCAGCCGGAGCCTTGCCCAAGTTGCGCGGCGACGCCCAAGGCGGGGGCCATTCTGTGCGTGAACTGCGGTCACATCTTCAATGTGATTCAGGCCTACAAGAACACGCGAATCGCTTACGGCGCAGTGGAGATGGATCGCCTGACAGCGGAAGAGTGGAAGACGGTAAACCAGATCAAGGCGGAGCGAGATAAGGCGAAGGGCAAGGCAGGCGCATCGTGAGCTGGACTCTGGGCCAGGTAAAGGCGCGGGTGCGGAATCTGCTGGACGATCCCCAGGGATCGTATCTGACCGATGACTTCGTCGTGCCCTTGATTAGCGAGGTGTATGACGATGCCAACTCACAACTCGCGTCGACACAATCCTCGTGGGACATCGCCGTGGTTGAGGTGCCTGGCATTCCTCCGGGTACCCCAAACCTGGGGCCCTATCAAACGGGCACCGGCCCCCTGGCCGCTCTCACCGACCAGCCGCTGCGCATCGATTGGAAGCCGGCGGGAGACGACCCTTCCTATTACCGGCTGGTGCCAAATTTCGAGGTCCTCCCCGACCTGCAGCCGCGCGAGGGCATGGCCGGATGGGAGTTCCGTAGCGAGGTGATCTGGCTTACGAATTCTTCCATCGCCGTCGACCTTCGCGTCCGGGGCGAATTTGGGCCGCAACCGCTGACCAGCGATGAGAGCGTGCTGATCTCGCATCCACGCATTGGCTACGTCGTCGCCTATGGCACGGCGGCGCTGATTGCCACGGTACGCGGCAACGATGCGTGGACAAGACAATACGAACAAAAAGCACAGGAAGGCATGGACGAAATCATGGAGCAACTCGTCCGCGCCGAGCAGGGCCAGGTGCGCCGGGCTGGGAGACAGACCCAGCGGCGCGGATCTTACGGGCAGTAGTTATCCCATTTCTTACTAAGGAGAAACCATGGCAGTTTCAGGAGCAATCATCGATTACACAGGTGCGGCGGGGGAGCGTAACTTTACCGTCTTCATCCAGCTTACCTTTAGCGGCAGTTTCACCACCGGTGGAGATCCGCTCAACTTAGCGACACTGACCAACGCGAACGGCGTCGATGTAGAGGGCGTCTTCGAGCTTCCGCTGTCCTTGGCTCCGGCGGTTTACCTGGAGGATATCGGCGGGTATTATGTTCAACCCAAAGTCTCCGGCTCAACCGTGAATGCATTTCTTATTAACGTGTATGCGCCCGGCGGATCGATCGTCTCCGGAGCTTACAACACGGCTGTCACGAGCGGGAACGTGATTCTCACCATGCAGAAGCGGCGCGTCTAAAAACCGTGAAACCGCAGGTCCTTCCACTGCGCTACCCCCGGATTTCCTGTCGGCCGCGGTGGGATCAGCGAACTTCATGCGGCTTTCCTCAAAGAAAGCCGCACACATGGCCGTTGTTGGCGCCGCGCAGTAGGAAATTCGGGGTTCGCTCCGGTCGGGATGACAAATTGGTTTGAGCATTTGAGCGACAGGACACTCAATGAACTTTGACGGCTTCATCCCGCACGAGTTCACTCGCTTTGGTGGGCTCGTAGACAATGACGATCCGACCGTGTTGCCTATGGGCGTTGCGGCTGTCTGCAGGAACTGCAGATTTCAGCTCACGACCGTGGCCACGCGGTACGGCCTGCAGACGGTCATGCAAGGGCCAAACCAGGTCCCTATCTCTGGCCTCGCTTCTTTGATTTATACTCCGGAGAATCCTGGCGAGACACTCTTTCAGGTACCGATGGTCTTCGATACCGACGGCTATCTGCTGGTCGAAAGGCCGGCGGGCAGCGGAAAGCTGGTGCGCGTGCAGGGGCCGCTGGTGAGCCAGCCGGCCAACGCGCACGCGATCGTGACCGAGGCTTATAACCGGGCCCTCGTCGCGTACTCTGACCTGAAGACACCGTCGGCCCCGATCAACGTTTATGGGCTCAGCACGCAAGACCTGGACCCGTACGGCCAGAAACCTCTCGGCGCATCTTGGCTCCAGTCCACGGCATATGTAGTGGGCGAGTACGTGCAGCCGACTGCGGCGGGCGGCAATGGACACCTCTACCGATGCACCGTGGCGGGGACCACGTCCACTACGGAACCGGCGTGGCCGCTTACGGAAAACGCAACGGTTACGGATGGCGGCGTAACCTGGGAAGAGCTGACCCCGGTGTTGGTGAACAGGCTGCCTGCGCCCAACTCGCCGCAGCCCAGCCGGGTCGCAAGCGGCGGAGCTTTCGCCGCGAGCCGCGATGTCTACCTGGAGATGACCTACGTCAACCCGCAGGGAGAGTCGATCGCCTCGGCTCCGGGCATCCTGGTCAACACCAACTTGAATGATGCCGCGGAGTTCACGGTCCCAGCCTTGTCCAGCCTGGCGGGGTGGATTCGCGGGCTGGCTGCGGCGTATCAGCCGGCAGCCGTCAACGTGTACGAGGCTGACGTTGCCACGGGAGCGGCAGCACCGTCTTCGGCGAGCTTTGCCGAGGTGGGAAATTTTGCGCTTGGGGCCACGGTCACGGTGACAACAACGGCCAGTGGGATTGCGCCGCCATCGTCGAACACAGCTCGGGTCACTCCGGGTGGATTGCAGCCCCCATCAACGCCTACTGTCGAACGCGCGTCGGGTTCGGGCAGCTTCCCTGCCGGTCGTGACGTCTACGTGATTGCCACCTTCACCAATGCATCGGGAGAAACGCTGCCTTCCGTTGCCGGAACGCTGATCGACACCATCCTTGATGACGCAGTACAGGTTCCAATTTCCTCGACGCTGTACCAGATTACGGGAGTGAATCTTTATGAGGCCGACGTTGCCACTGGAGCCGCCGCACCTGCTACCAACAGTTACGCGTTCGTGGGATCATTTCAGCCGCTTACAACCGCCACGATTATTGCGGCCGCGAGCGGGCCGGCTCCTCCAGTGGCCAACAGCTCAGGGGCTGCGGGCAATATTGCACCAGACGCGAGCCCGGGCCTTCGCTATGCCAGCATCGCCTTCACCAACCGCAACGGAAACCTTAGC